AGCGCCGAAAGACCGCATAGACCACCATAGCTAACAGAACCACCACGAAGGCAGAGACGGAAACCGCTTGTTGCGCCGGACGTATTCCAATAATATGCACACCAGTATGTGGTCTGACTACCGCCGATGGCGGTAGGGAAATTCTCCAGATTATCCATAGACAGTCTGGTTGCCCAGCCTTCGCCTTTTTTGATGGATGTGCTGTAGGCATTCATTCCTGTGGCGTTACCGATTGTCCATGCCCCATAGATGGAAGGCGCTACAAGATGGGTGACTGTCGTATCTTCGTTGACCCTTACGAACTCATCATCCATATGATACCAGAGATGACCGTAAGAGTTTTTAAGACCGAAGAATGAGTTGACCTTTGCTGCATACCAGGTTGTTCCGTCGTCATTGAGAATATTTACGGTTGTTTCTCCACAGCTATCGCCTAATTCAATACCTGCATCCATAGGGATAAATGGACGGACACCATTGTATGTTGACCACGAATTATAGTCTTTCTTGGTTACGCCAGGACCTAGTCCGCCTTGATAGAGTCCATTGGCATCTTTTGTTGTATTGACGGCAGCCTGAACCTGGTGGGTACCGAAGATAACACCGAAGAGTGCAGCCGTTACGGCAAAGTGACGCATGGAAGAGCAGAGCCAGCCTGTGCCGTTTTTACGGGCTGCAGCACGCCAATACTCAGTATTCTGATTGCTGGCAGGTTTACCTAGTAAGGAACGGTTTGTCTCATCGAGCTTCGCATCATTGTTGCCCCCGCGGTAGTCTGCTCCCGTGTTGAGATAGCTGACCAGCCGACCTGTGCTGCGCTCTAAGGTAGCATGTCCAGAGGCAGAACGTGATCCGATAGGGATTGTGTAGTTATATTCTCCTTTGATAGGAGTAAGTCCAACCATCATATAGAACAAGCGGCCTACGGTCTTGAATACCATATAGAACTTGCGGTTCCATCCCCACTGGTAATGTCCCTCTGATCCGTCTAACTTTGCAGCCTCTCCTGTGGCATATTTGTGATGATCTTTGGAGTCGAGTTTTCGGCGGCTATGGTCATTCTTGACCAGGTAGCAACCGAGACCAAGCTGAATTGGCAGCTCTCTCAAGAGCTCAAGCGATCCCACATAGGTTGCTGCCTGAGGGGTTGCGTTGTCTAGATTCCAGACACGCCCGCACCAAAGATTCTGTCCCATATCTACAGCGTCTTTGAGCGACATCTGCTGCGCAGTACCCGTTTTTTTGTCATAGACCTCTATCTGCTTGTCTGTTGCGGTCATATCTGCTGCAGGGAGGTCTGATACCTGCTTAGCCCCATCGAACGCAGCGATGATAGCCTTGACCTTTGTCTCTTCTTCTGATGTTAAAGCCATAAAATAATGTATTTATTCGATTAAACAATACGTAATGAAGCTCCCACCTTGCGCAATTTCCCTGATGCAGACAGGCGGAGGCGTGGCTGGCGAACTGTAATGCTCACCTCCTTCCAAAGAGGTGTATTGGCGGTAGGGATAACCCAGAACTTAGTAGTTCCCTCGCCTTTGACGGTGAGGTTACCGCTCGGATCAACCAGCAACGAGTCACCATCTACATGCTGGAAGAGCACGCTCTGAGGGAGGTAGCTCGGAATGAGATTGGCATCGATGCGCTGCGCCACTTTATTGCGTAGGCTGATTTCCGGGAGATAGTCTAGAAACATGCGCGACGGCGCAATGAAACCTGTGGCTATTTGCCCGGCCAATCCATCCATTTCTGCAATCTTGGCATCGGCTCGTTTGGCGGCAGCATCTGCCTCTGTAGCCTTTGTCTCTGCTAGAACTGCTTGTGCTTCTGCAGCTGCAGCCTGCTCTTGTGCAGTATTGGCTGCACTCTGAGCGAGATTTGCTGCCTTGTTGGCATCGTCGGATGCACTCTGTGCCTTGATGGTTGGTGTCTTATCGAGCCATCTGCGCCATTTGGCATTTGAATCTGAAGGAGTTGTTGTGTTACCATCCTCCAATGACGCATAGACTCCTGTAGATGTATGAACTATATCCCCCTCATCGTAGCCCCTAACAGTCTGTCCACCATCTTCATATGAGTAGTCTGACTTCCAGGTGCCTTGATCGGTGAAGGCGACATTGCCAACAACTATGATATTTGTATTATCTGCCATATATTTATTAAACTTTAATGACTAACTTGTTTCTACGCTTGACAACATGTTCTGCGACATGGCTTCCGTAATCAATCATAAGTAACTTGTTACGATGCTGGCGGAATGACGGATACATAGCGCCGCCTCGAGCAATGACACCCGTATCGACATATTCATGCTTTGAGAGGTCCCATTGCCACCAGTTGCCATTGCTTCCCATTTTGGGCGGATGATCGTTCATTTCCTTAGCGAGGTCTGTCTGCAAAATAGAATTGATGATGGCAGTATTGGTATCAGACTGACGCTTGTTTTCAGCAGATACTCTGCTGTTTTCAGCCAGTACCCTTCCGCTTTCTGCGGCTAGACGTTTATTCTCAGCTTCCGCTCTTGTAGTTTCTTGCTTCTGTCGTGCTGATTCCTGACTCTGCCGAGTCGTCTCGTTGACGCCTCGTGTAGTTTCTGCTGATTGTCTGTTCTTCTCCTTGCTTACTCTTGAGGCTTCCTGATTCTGCCGTGAAGTTTCATTAGAACTACGTAAGGTTTCAGACTTTTGTCTAGCGGCTTCCTGTGCCTGCCTAGTTTGCTCTGCTGTCTGTCTGCCACTTTCATTTTTCTCGATTGCAGTCTTGCTAGCCAAAGTATCCGAAGTAGCCTTCTTGGCTGCTTCGGTTGCAGTCTTACTCTCAGCCACGGCATTATCTACCTCCTGCTTCTTAGTCTCCAGCCCCTCACTAGCCTTGTCTGCATTTGCTGCAGCCGTGTTGGCCTTTTCTGTTGCAGTATTTGCAGCTTCAGTCACCTTTTTGGCTTTCTCCAGCTCTGCGTCAATATCACGGGTGAACACCTTCATCGGAACTATGACCTGCTTTCGAGTGCCTGCCTGGTCATCATAGAGGGCTGGTACGGTGAATACGTGCTCGAGGGAGTTCACCTGCTCACACTCGAAGACATTCTTCGAACGTCTGGCTAGGTAATCGTTGAAGCGCGGCATCAAGGCAGCACAGATTGTTGACCAGTCTGAGTTCTTGAAAGCCTCTTCAAGATTGCTGTTAATACTTGCATCACTCATAGGCACCTCCTTATTCTGCGCTTTCTATGCTCTCAATCCATTCAGGAATTGAGGTAAGGATCTTCGCACTCGTCTCCTTATCAACCATATCCCTTTTGATAGAGATCGCAAGATTGCCGTTCTCTACATTAATATTACCAAGATACTCACCATTCTCACTGCTGATGATATATCCTCTTATTATAGTTTTATCTCCAGCGACATTACGCTCGAAACTCACTTTCACACTCTCGTTGAGCTCAATCGGCTCAAATTCGGTTGTCACCGTCTGCTTTGCTGTTTTCATATTATAAATATTATATAAGTTGTTAAAATCAAGACCAGTTCAAATCATATTCACCACTCCAGAAGACTCCTGCACCAAGGCTGGTTGGCTTCGGATTCAGGAATTTCGGATTTACGTAAGCGCACGACAGGCTTTCGCCACCTTTCAACTCATGCCAACCACCGATGTCTGCAAAATGAATTGTCTGTTTATCATTACCATTAATGACTCGCCATTCCTTGCCGTTACCCATTCCCTCGAATACGTAATAGAAATCAGAACTGCAATTAATGACAACTATATCAATCGCCATACCTGAAGCGTCTCCATAACTAGCAAAACCATACAGAGGTATTTTATAGTATCTTCTTCCTGACACCATACCACTTTCGAGTGCAATATAGACCCCAGTATCCTCTGTATTGTCAGCATCCTTGGTGTATATTCTCATGTGTGTGCCGAAAACCAATGCCATTGTCTTTTGCCGATGTCCGAACATACCTCTGCACCATATATCTGCCGCATAAAAGCGATAACCACGTTTCTTTGCACTATCATAACCTTGATGATATATGTCTCCCGAGAACCACATTCTGCCATCCGAGCCAAACTGTATATTACCAACTACATTTCCGTTGCTGTCAACACAATTAAGTGTTTTAAAGCTTCCATTTACTCCTGTAACCGTACCGCTGAATGTTCCATTCTGACACCAAATGCTACCAGTTGAGTCAAGCTTGAAGTTCGGAGTTGTGATGGTAATCTGACCGCCCGAGAAGTTCATGCAATGACCGGAAAGATTTATCTTGTCGGCTTGGATTGTTGCATTGGATACAATATTCCCAACTTCGTCTCTATTAATGAATGTTTTTATCTCAGACTGAACCACCGCCCCGGTTACACTCCTGTAATAGGAGAAGATTGAAGCATAGTTTGATTCCGTCACAAGTCCTGATTTGCTGATGTTGGTAATATTACCACTTGAATCAAAAGAAACCTTACCTGCTAATGCTGAAATACTTTTATTCGTTGCTTGGATTTCTGTAGCGGCATACGATTTCGCAGCAGCTGCCGCATCATTTGCAGCTTTTGCATTATTCACTGCTGTATTTGCGGTACTCTGTGCATTACTAGCTGCTTGAGCGGCATTGCTTGCCGTTCTCTGCGCAGTATCTCCTGCATTCTTAGCATTGGCAATCGCCTTCTCAACAGCGGAACCTCCGCTGCTCAGCACTATGTTGTCAGCTGATATCTTGGCATTGGAAATCATGTTTCCAGCTGCATCCTTCGTAATGAAAGAACTGATTTCACTTTTTACGACACCGCCTTTGTTGGTGAATGCTGTTGCGAAGAGCCCAGCAAATTCTGTTGTCAATACTGCACCGGCAGATGATTTCAGCTTACCTTTCGCATCGAATCCTCCGGCAGCTACACTCCATCCATAGCTATTTTGCTTAACGGTCGTAATGGTAGAGGAGTAATCACTTCTTATACCGCTGCCAACACCATCTGCATAACTTTTAGCAGATGCAAGATTACTGCTGATACTCTTATTGAGCGTATCTACGTTTGCCTGCAGCTGCTCTTGTGTAGCAGCCTTGCCCACTGTCAGGGTGATGGATTCAATATCCTGCTGAATCTGTGTAATACTGGACGTATTCGCATTCACCATTTCCACAGTACTGGTAATTCTGCCAGATAGCTGCTCGATGCTAGATGATACTGTAGTGTTGTTGGCGTAGTCTTGACTACCTACCCACAGCCTGATACCCTCCGCAGTCTGACTGATGGATGAAGAATACTCGCTTGTAACGGTATCGTACTGATCTTTCAGCTTCTTGTCAACCGATGATGTGATGCTGCTCGATGTCTGTAAAATCAGCGATGAGGTATCTTCGCGATTCTTCTTATCCGTCTTATCTACATACTGCCTGATTTCGCCCTTTTCTGCATCAAGTTCAAATCCCAGCTTAGTAGTCTTGCCATTCACCTTATTGATATTCTCACCCAGCAGCTTGATATTCTCTGCGGTCTGCACAATCTGAGTGCTCACAGTCTTGCTGAACTCGCTGAGAGGCTCATCGGTGATGGTAACTAGGGCGATGTTGCAATCGCCAGAATATCTGATGATGAAATCGCCAGTACCGTTCCATTTACCTTCCATCCTTACCGTCTGCCATTCGCCCGAATAGGCGATGTCTTCAGTCTTGACTTCCAGCTCGTTCAACTTGTCTTCCACAGCCTTGCAGCCCTCGAAGCCATAGGTAAGCTGACCGGCGGTCTTGGCATAGAGGCGTACATTTACGTAGAGTTTATCCTGTACATCTATCGTTGATGCCTCCGTCTGAGACAATCCTGCATCATTCTTCTCACCACTGCCCCTCACATATTCTTTGTGAGTACCAGGCTGTTTAATGATGGCATTCTTCTGTCTGAGACCGCAGTTCTGTATGCGAAGCATCTGTCTGCCGTCGTTCTGCTCCAGCGTAACCTTCTTGTTACCGCTGGTTGTAAGCGTAGAGTTTACCAAAAATGGCATACCATTGGCATCTACCCACAACATAGTCTCCTCGTCTGCATCAATCTCCCAGCCATTAATGATGGTGTTATCTGCATCTGTCACCTGCTCCAGGAATTGCCCATTCTCAAGATAGTTTTTGCCATTGGTCAGCTCATAGCTGGTCTTGGCAAATCGACTTGAAAACATATTCTCAAGAACCTGGAACTTGGTATCCACGCTCTCGCCAGTCCTGCGCAGAATCAGGTCGCCTACTGCATAGAGGTTATTCAGATACTCGCCGAATCCCTGCAGTCTGCCGAACCATGGATGCACGATGCCTTCCAGGTTACCTAGTCTGCCCTTCAACGCTCCTTCTGGGTCTGTCTTCAAGCCATAGACTACATCCATGTGAGGCGAAGCTGTACCTACAGTTATAATCTGCATGATACCCTTGCGGTCTGGGTCGCTGAGGTTATCCACTCGAACGAATGTGTCCTTCTTCCTGATGAGAGCTTCAGGAGTTGCTCCCGCTATCGAAGAGGTGAAGTTGGCGAATTTCACCCAGTCCAAACGCTTGTCACCATCTTCGAGGCTTCCGCATCCGGCATCCGTAACGAGCAGCTCGTAGTTCTTGGTAACGTAATAGTCGTTACTGCTATTTGGCATGCCATTGAACTGCTGTACCATGATGATGTCATCCTTACGAAAAGGATTGTAGAGCTTGCCATCCTGGGTATCAAGATACACCTTGCCCGATTCCTGGTCGTAGTGGTCAACCTCCATCATGCCGGTGAAGATACGGTTGTCGTTCTCGCCCAAGAGCTGGGAGATAATCATCTCATAGACACGGAGCGAGCCACGCACAATCACGTTGTCAAACTCTCCCGTCCACTTATTCTCCTGTACTCCAGCCGCATTGAGGATAGGTTTATTATAGATACCCCAACCCTTACCCGTCAAGAAATCAGAAATAAACTGTTTACTGAAGAGATTGCCATCGAAGGTGGAATCACCTTTAACGTGAAGCTGCTTCACTGTAGCGAGTCCCCACGCCAACAGTTCATCTATACAGAGTTTATATTTACCCGTCTCATCCTTTCTGACAATAATGAACCCTTTTTCCTCGTCAGTATTCGCATTTTCCGATGCTATGGAATGGGCGATGATGTTACCATCAGCATCAAACCTGAAATTATTCTCCAATGCCAGTGAGTGGGCGTGGATATTTCCCGAACGGTCGAAGGAGAAGTCCTTGCCAATCTTGATGCCTTTCAGGAAGGTGATGAGTCCACGTGCCGTGTCGTCATGGATAGCAGAGAGCTTGTCTTCGTCTGCATTGGCAGCATAATCCAGCAAGGACAGAAAAGCATTACCGATACGTGTAGCCGTATTGGCATGCTTGATTCTCTCGTCGCGTATCGCTTCGAAAGCTTCTCTGAGGTTGTTGATATCGAATTTTTCTGCCATTGTTTTTATTTTTGAGCAAAAATACAAAGATATTTCCCAATATAAAAATACATCATATCTTGCCGAACATCTGCTTGAAGAGGTCTGCCATCAGGCCCTGGTATTCCTCGCCATAGAAATAGCCCTCCATATCGTTCAGCTTCATGATGGATGCATAATACTTCCGGTTGAACCATGGACGCCTCTGTCTCGGTTCGCCCAGATGATGCTGCGCACGGTATTTCGAATCCAGGAACGGGAGATCTCCAGGATTGCCATGGTAATAACCGTTGCCCGTTCCCGCTTCCTGATACAGACCGTAGAGCAGGAACTTGTGGGCGATGACTCTTGATGATCCGCCAAACGAAGTAGCCTGCACGCTGTTGAAGAGAGCACCCGTATGGCGGATGCGGTAGTGCATGATTTTCTCCTTCCAGATCTTCACCATCTCCTCTGCCCATCCACGCTCGTAGGCATGGATGTCTTCCTGAGATACGGGAGTCTTGATGTTATTCGTTCCATTCTTCATTGTCATATACCAGATCTAATGGCTCGCTCACGTCGATGTGGAATTCCACGCCAGTAAGTCCGTTGATGAAATATGCACCTATCTCCCGGTTGTCCACCTGGTCGCTCAGCAGATAGGTAAAGTCGCTTTCCCACTTCATCTTGTCGATGATGATACGGCTCAGAAACTGCCGGAAGATCTTTCTGCAGGTATTGAGCTTTTCCTGGCGGTCGTTCATGTCGTTGAACTTGTATCGCATCAGGATCCACACCGTATAGGTGACAACCTTGCGGAAACTGCCGTCGCCGTTGATGGCCACGTTGCCGTCGTTGGTGTCATCTATGACGATGAAGTTCCTGCCCTTCGACATATTGGCCAGCATTCCCTCGAAAGCCTGTGGTGTAGAGCAGGTGGTAGGAATGAAAGCCAGCTCGCAGCATAGCTTATTGCGCTTTGCCAGATCTCTGAAGTAAGAGAAGGCATCGAAGCCTACCTGTACCGATGGGGTATTGATTTCTGTCTTAATCATGATTTTTTCAGTCTTTTGTTCAGTTCTTCTGCTTCGCGTGCCTTGGCATCCAGCTCGGTGAGTGCCCGCCACACATTGGCTTTCCTGATAGTCTCCTCCTTGGTGATATCCCCGCCCGTGAGTGCCCGGAACTGTGCATTCATCGATGCCTCCATGTCATTTTCTCCTTCGCCTCCTTCAGCTGCAGGCTTGAAGAGATGGGGAAACTTTGTGGAAAAGTTGTGCTTTATCCACATAAACCAGAGGAACACACCCATCAGCTCATAGGTAGAGCACTTGATGTGCGCTGCCTGGTTGCCCTCATTGTCCAGATAGAGATATCGTGCCAGTTCCTTCAGCGGCTCATCGCTCGTCTTGTCCGACTGCAGATACTGCTGGAAGTAGTTGTCCGCACAGATGTAATACTCGAACGGATAGTCGTAGAGCTCCAGGTCTGCTGCCTTGTAGAGTCCGATGGAATCGAGCCTGTTTTCAGCCCCGGTATCTTCAAACACGAAGTCGAATGCCTCGCAGAAGCTCTGCACCTGCCACAGCTCCAGGAAGAATCTCACCTTTCCGCCCTTCTCCGTCTTGGTTTCGCAGAGCCAGCCGTCCTTCTTCTCGTTGAGCACCCTGATGCCGGCTAACCGGGCGAAAAGGTAGGTTCTTACGTGCCACTCCTCCCATCCCTGGGTGAGCAGGATGAGCACATAGCGCAGCTGGTCCTGTGTCAGTTCACTCCAGGAGTGGGGAACGTGAAGGTTCAGTGTTCCGTCATCCTGCAAAGAAGAAGGTCGGGTCGTCAGCTTTGTTCTCATACGCTTGCATGTGATTGGCCTTGTAGGCCGGTGAATCCTTGTATTTTGGGAATTTATCGAGGTTCTCTTCTATGAAGTTGGCTGCTGCAGCATAGGCAAGATCCTTGTATCGAGGGTCGGCAGGAGTCTCTTTTGTAGAAATGTGAGCACCGATGAAATGGCACATTTTCACGATGGCGTGCCGATGGAATGGCTCATATTGTGCCTTGCGCTCTTCCTCAAGCAGCTGCTCGATGAGCGAGTCGGAGAACTGCTTGCGCAGCACCAGTTCTGCCATTCCTATTTCGTTCCGGTGTGCTGCCAGGTCGTCGAAGGTGACGAAACCCCGTACACTCGAGTAAGCCCTCAGCGTCAATGGCGACCAGAAGAAAGAGGCGATGTTGTTGCACGCCTGCACCGTCTCGCTCCAGCCTTCCACCGTGCGCAGGCGGTTCAGCACGCCATGCAGCTGCAGGTCCTGCTTGTAGGTCAGCTCCCTGAGCAGGGCATCCACCCTGGCTTGGGATGCTGGCGATATGTTTTCGTTGGAAACGATACCGAAACCGTTGTCGGTCATTACGAGGTCGTTGGAACGGAGACGCAGGATAAAGGTCTTCAGAATGACATAGGAACGCACATTCCCCAATATCGGACTGTCCTCCATACAGGCTGCATCTTCGAAGTCTGAACCGATAACCGTAGCCACCAGGTCGAAATATACGTTCTCCAGCGCAGGCTGCATCTTCGTGAAGACATCTTCAGAAGCAGCTCCCACGAATGGAAGGAGCTGCTCAAACTGTTCTGCGGTAATATTAATCATCTGTCTTTGAATTTGGATTGTTAGACACTTTCTTGGCATCCTTGTTCTCATCAAGGGTGGTGAGCATGATGAGCGGCACATCCGGATAAACCTTCTCCTCCCAGTGGTTGAAGTAGATGATCACCCAGTGAACCGTCTCCATCAGGTCGTGGAATGCCTTCTCTATGCTCTGCTTCAGCGTGAAGAGCTCGCGCTTGTCGGAACCCGAATTGTTGCTCTGGCTCTTGCCGGGAGTGGCGCCCACCAGGTTAGGGTGGATATTGTCGGCATAGCACTGCATGTTGTTGCTCTCGGCGATATCATCACTGTAGTCGCCTCCGTCCTTCGAGGTATCGATGCGGGTGATGCGCACCATCTTCACCTCCTTGCCGTCGGGCGTGGTATAGTAGCCCGCTATCCAGAGCTTGCCGCTGTTCTCTATTCCCGAGATGAAGTCGCGTATCTTCTCCTTTTCGGCAAGCTTGCGCTTCTTCTGTTCCTCCGTACTCGTGATGTGCTCCTCCTTGAAGATGCCGCGCCAGTAGTCGTTGTGTATCTCTACCAGGTAGGGGATGGTGGCGTGGTTCTTCAGCTTCGCCATCTTGCCGATGGCGATGAGACGGGAGATGTCATACCATTTGTCCCTGAAGATGGCGGAGTAGTAGGGCACGGGATAGTACTGGCAGCCCGGGGTAGGGAAGCGGGTAACGATGGCGAAGACCCTGTCCTTGCATCCCGGTTGCCCCGACTGTCTTGCCTTCACCTTGCCGTTCTGGCCGTCCAGCCCCATGCGCTTCTGCAGGTCGCCCAGCGGATCCAGCTCGTCGAGCTGCGGCAGCACCTCTATGTTGGCTGGCACAGTGGCATTTCTCCAGTTGGCATAGAGCACATATTCCGAGCGTCCGTTCACGCTCTTGGTAAACCGGCAGTAGCACGCCTCCTTGTGTCTTACCGCCACAATCTTGTCGCCCTTCTTGTTGAGCACGATGGCAGATACGCAGAAGAAGAAATACTTCATGTCGGTAATCTGTTCCAGGAAGAAGCGGCTCATCGAGTTGTGCATCCTGAAGAGGTTCACTTCCCGGTCCTTGCTCGGAAGCTTGGTCTCGATGTCGTTATACTGGAAGCCCATTCCATAGCAGGTGAGCACGTTGAAGAGTTTGTTCTGAGCCATCACGCTGCTCCTGCCAATGTTGCTGATCAGCTCGTAGGGCAGCTGGTTCTCGTAGCCGAAGGGTACATAGGTATATTCCTTTCCCCCGACTTCCACGCTGACGAGAGGCGTGGTACCATCATCATCGAAGACTGTGGACGACTCCGTGAAACCGCTCGTGGGCGATGATGTCTGATAATCCATCACCTCGCCCATGGTGGCATAGGTGATGTCTATGTTGTTGCTGTTGTTGTTGCTTGCCATAATTATTATAAGTATATTGGATGGTCATTGTATCTGAAGATGAAGATATCCCTCACCTTGCGTATCTGGTGATTCACCGGATTGTAGAGGTTGTGGGTTCCCTGCTGCCAGGAACTGCTCTTCACCAGCCAGCCCCGGTACTGGATGATGGAACCGTCGGCTGCCTTCCAGCAGTCCAGGTCCACGGGCGTGCGGTCTATGCGGGAAATATCCAGCGCACGCCTCAGTTCATTGATGTGAATGGCTCTGGGTGTCTTTTCTTTCATATCTGCGACAAAATTATAAGGGTGAAACTTCTAGTTGAACGTATCATCGAATGAGTCATCAAAGATTCTGCCTCCCGTGTTCTCTACATCCCTGAAGATTACGTTCTGCACTCTCTGGGCATACTGATACGTAAAGGTGAACTCTGCCATGTCGTCTTCCTCGTTGGTCCGTTCGCTCTTCGAGTCGGTGAAGGTGATTTCCTTATCCTTGGTATAATCCCTGAAAAGATAGATCTCATCGCTTCTGAGCAGGTCTTCGGCAAAGTGTGCCATGGATGGCGGGATGATGCCGGTGTCGCCCTCGAAGGAGCGAGTCTCCTTCACGGCATAGTTGATTTTCCTGCCCGAGATGACAGCCTGCTTGCGCTCGAAGGTAGGTGCAATCTTCTTTCTGCCCAGACAGTAGAATATCTCCTGGCATCCGAACGAGTTTGTAAAGAGCAGCACGGGGTCGGCCACGGCCTGGGTATGGTCTATCTGATACTCCTGCACTCGCCTGCCCACGGTCACGGTATAGGCGAAGAGGCTGCCCTTGGCTTCATCGTAGTATCTGTCGGGTGAAACATCAAAGGTGGTGATGCCGTTCACGGTATGGGTAGGGGTGGCTGATGCATCGATGGTTGCCGTGCTTATGCTGCCCGACTCCCTGTTGTAGTAGCTGGCAACCACCTCCGGCGTGGTACTCTCTTCGCCTGCTGCATGCAGGTATTCCCGATGGCCCAGCTGTGTAAGCTTGATGCCGTCGAGCAGGGTGAGGAAGAAGGTATCCAGGAATGCCTGGCAGCTCATGTTCACGTCAACGGTGGCATAATATACGCTGAACTCCTTGCTCCAGGTATCTACATTCTTGTCTCCCGTATGTTCCGTGATGCTGATCTTGCAGGTGGCAGCCACGGTTCTTCTGGCTGCATCGGCTATGAGGGTACCGAGGTCGTAGATGGTGATGTTGCCCGATACAGGGTAATAGGTCTCGCTGAGCAGTTCTTCACCGTCGCACGAGATGGCGACGGTGGCATTCTCGCCGCCTATCTTGAACGGGAAGGTGTCGAGGGCGCTGGTAAATACCGGCGAGCTGGGTTGATGGATAACTGTAATCATATCTTTGTTTCATTAAACTCGTGCAAAGATAGGATATGTAGGGTGAATATAAAAATACCCAGCCACCTCACGGTGACCGGGTACTGCTTATCTTATGAAGCATAGGCTACGCTTAGCCTTACCAGTGTTTATTTAAAATGAAAAGCAAAAGCTTGATTTTTTCTAGAAGGGATGGTCGTACTGCAGATGCCAGGCGAGCGTTCCGCCTTCTATCTTAACCATCTTGAAACCTCGCTCCACCATATAATCGGTAATGATGGAGATTGGAGCGATTACCATATCCTTGAGGTCGTTCTGTATCTCCTTAGAGGTCTTGAAATCTACCTCATTGTTGTCATCTGGATCATACGGCTGGCAGCCTGACAGATACGTGTCCAGAGCCATACGGGTATAGTTCACCTTGGTTTCCTTTTCCTCTACGGATGGTTCCGGGGAATTGCCGTTTGGCGAGAATCCCACGATACGTTTGCGTTCTTTCATTATGCCACACCTCCTTTCGCCTTCAGTGCCTGGTTGATGGTCTTGAAGAGGTTCTCCATGCGCTTGAATGCATTGAGCATCAGGAGAACCTGTCCGGCACCGCCGAAATCATCCACGGCATTGGTTATTACCTCGTTTGAGATAAACTTGTCTTGAGCAAACTCAAGAGTCTCGATGAAGTTGTCCAGCTGGCCAACGTTCATCATATCTACTAGCGCATTCCAGACGTCTGCTGTCATGTGCAGGTTGGTTGAATTATTTTCGTTCATGCCTAATCGTTGTTTATGGTTTTCCACTTGGTCAGAGTCATATTGAGGGGCTTAGCCTCCTTAGCTCCAAATCGAAGAGCAAAGTAGCGATGATCATGCCATCGGATAATAGTCTGCTTGTGTGGAGCATCCTCGATGAATGCAACAGAACCAATAGTTTTGTTGGCTCTCTGAAATTTGAGTTCCACCTTATGGGCGTTCATTTTTTTGCCAATATTCATGAAGTACTTGCACTTGCTGATGTCCTTGGCTGTCAGCTTTGCTGTGCGTCTTCTGCGGTTTCTACTTTTCTTCATCGCTCATTCCTCCTTTTTTGTCTCTTGTCCAACCTGGGTGAAGGAGTCCTTTGGCTTCTTCCGGAAGTACCCCCCCCCCGAATCTCTAAAACGCTTGAAGATGCGGTTGCGCTCGGTCTGGATTTTCTCGTTCTCTGTAGTCCAGAAGCTCTTGGCTTCAGCCTTGCCTACGTTGTGTCTGCGTCCTGCCTCGGTGCGTTGCTTTATCAGTTCACGAAGCTTTAGCTCGTATATCACCTTGGCATCCTCATACACCTTTCTTGCATTACGGAGCTCATCAGTAGCGTGGTGCTCCACAGCGAGAATATCGTCCAGCTCATCATTATATTTATCATGCAGGTCTGACATTCTATTGGCGTAGTCCAGGCGAAGCTTATTCAGCTTAGCCGTATTTGCTTCAATGAGCTCATGGAACTTCTCTGTAGTAAGCGGCTCAACCTGCGTGCCGACGCTCTCAATTTTATCCGGTGATGGCACTTTATTGCCCTCAACCTGGGCAATATCTTGCCATGGTGATGCACTAACCGCTACGTCCTGAGTCTTTTTATTCATCTCTTCCATAACTACATCACCTCCCCTCCGAAAAGATAACCACCAACAATCATCACGCACACGAAGCTGACTATGCCAACTATGGTCTTCACTACCTCGCCATACGTAACCGTCTCCTCGCAAAGGTAAGAGAAGGGTTCGCTCTTGGTAGCCCAGAGGCGCTTAGCCTCACGCTTGATTGCACACTTGAGGGTATGGATACCCTCGTTGACGTTGATGCCTACAGGTCTCACCTGCGCATCATTTAATAAAATAGAATTCTGCATATTGCATCATCTTGTAGACATTAGCAGCCAACTTGATTTCGTTAGAAAAGGGTGGCGGCTGCATTCCCCGTTGTCTACAAGATGATGGCTTATCCGAGAGGACAAATCAAATCTTACGGTTCATGCAGCCGCCATATAGGTACACCTTTTTCCCGTTGCCAGGAAAATGATACTTTTGGGCATAAAAAAAGCCTGCGGCTACGAAGCCATAGGCGAAACGGTCGCCCTGCCGGATAGATTACTATCATCTTGTAGACGGTGGCAAAGGTAAGAAGAAAAAACGAGACGGCAAAGGAAAAAGGGAAGAAAATTTGCACGATGCCAATATTTTAACACAATTATATGCTCTATGGCATGTTTTTAGGGGATATGGGGATAAAAAAGCCCCGGATGCTCACGCACCCGAGGCTGACAGTTATTTTTGGAAATAAACTTTTAAAGGGATTGAATTCTCCACATTGCCAATTTTGAAAGAGAACTGATAGTTGCCCTCTGCAGGGAACTGGAGGTCGGAGAACTCAAAGATGAAGTTGCTGAAGAGAAACTCATCTGAAGGGTGTGGCTCAATCTTGGAATTGATGGGCTGGCCAAGAATCATCTTGCCAGTGCTCATCTCTGTAACCTCTGCCGAGAACTCTTGCTGAAGTTTGCTTTCCTCGCTGTTCATCTTAACTCTCGCTACCATGAAGAGGTTGCTCTTAGGCAGCGGTGCTTTTCTTACCACATAGTGGTCAAAAGTGCCCACGATGGTAAGTTTGCCGTCATTATCTTGTGCAAAGTCACACAATGCAAGAATATCTATGTTCATTTTATATGTCCTTTAATGTTAGACTCGATAGCCGAGTGTTTGAAAAGTTTTTTATAATTGTCGAATGAATATTTGAGTTTGCTCACCGTGCGCTTGTTTGTGCTCACTAGGTTGGCTCCATGTCTGCCAGAGATGCCCTCCTTGGTATTGAACTTCAGAGAATTTCTTTTGGAGTCAACCCAAAGCCTGATGGCATCGCCTTGTATCTTGTCACCCACATTGCCATGGACGTTGAGATCTTCTCGTATTTTCTTGTCCTCTTCGTTGAGCTCAAGAGCTTCGGTGATTTCTACGGAACTATTTCGGTCTAGTTCGTATAATGTCATCTTTTTGCCCGTGATAGGTTCCTCTTTGAGTCCCTTCCACTCAGCCCTTCTGGCAATGACATCAGCTTTTTTGCCCTCTATGATTTCACCTTCTTTGATATATATAGCCATTATTGGATATTTTTTTGCATTGATTTTTCACTGAAAGAGAATACCTCAGCCATATCATCAGGCGAGGTGATGTTCATGAGCGATGGGCTGACCTCAAGAGCCACCTCAATGTCTTCAATGGAAGCATCTTTATCTTGTTTGATGATGTACTTATCCTCATGCTCTTCAATCTCTTTATCAAACTCTTCTTCGGTAATATTGCCGTCAAGCATTTCGCAATATAGTTTGAAGTAGTTGCGCTCACGTGTGCGGTTGTTAACGGCACGAGTCATCAACTCCTTGAGTCTGTCGGCAGTACTGATGTTGAAAAAGTTAGCCTTATTGGTAACACCAGCGAATGCAACCTTGCCAGTACCTTTGTCTTGTATAGCCACAACAGGGCTGCCATCAGTTTGGTATGTTGTATATATAGTCGTTGTATTGCTCATAATTCACATCCTGTTTATATTAACACGGTGCAAAGATACGGATATTTTTTGTAAATCGCAAATTTAATGATAAATTTAACAACAAAAATTGCAATAAAGATTGGAAAATGGTATATAAAAAATGCTCGACCGCTTTTTGGCTCTTGCCAGACGCTTTCGCCGCAGGCGAAAATTTTTGGAAAATGAGGGGGAAGGTTTTAGCCTTCCCCTTACCTTATTATATATATATTATAGCTTGCCTTTGTCGTGATAGCTGTAGAAGCTGCCGTCTGCCATGATGATATGGTCCATGAAGAAGATGCGCATGATGTCGCACGCCTTGGCTATCTTTTGCGTGAGTAGGTCGTCTGCCTTGCTTGGCTGTGGACTGTTAGATGGGTGGTTGTGTGCCACTGCCATGATGGTGGCGTTGTTGAGCACGGCTTCCTTCATGATGAGTCTCACGTCCACGGCAGTCTCTGTGATGCCTCCTTGACTGAGGTTGATGCACTTGATGAGCCGAAAGTTTTGGTTCATCAGTATGACGTAAAACCGCTCAGTATCTAGGTCTTGCACGATTGGTCGGAGATAGCTGTAGAGTGCTATGCTGCTGCCTAGGTCTGGCTGCTTCTCAGCCTTTTCCATTTGGTAGCGTCTGCCCAGTTCCAAAGCTGCCTGCAGTGCTATCGCCTTGCAGTCTCCCACACCTTGCACAACCTCTAGTTCCTCTAGTCTTGCCTTTTTGATGTTCTTGAGTGAGCCTTGCATGACGTTGTAAATCTGCCTAGCTTGCTCCATGCTCTCACGTGTGCCTGCTCCTCTATTGAGTACCAACGAAATGAGTTCCACGTTGGTGAGTGTCTCGAAGCCTTGGTTATAGGCTCTGTACTGTGGTCTTTCCTCCATGCAGAGGTCTTTATAATTTTGTCGCATATCGTTTATATTTTGATTAGTTATACATTCTTTTTGTTCTTGCCAGGAACATGGCACCCATGACCTGTGCTCCACATTCAGCGAGTTGGCTTGCAAACTCGTTGGCGGTTGCTCCGCTTGTGATGACATCGTCGAAGATGATGACTTTCTTTCCCTTGAAGTACTCTTTGTCGAGTCTTACGCTGTAGCCGAAGCTCTCGCAAACACGGTCTGCCGTGAGGTGCTTTGCCGTGCGCTCACCATAGATGGAAAGGTGCTCGTTGCCGTTCTGTACCTTTGCGCCTTGGCTCACCTTTTGGGCGAAGCGAGAAAAGCGCTTGGTGTACTTCTTTGAGTTGGCTGCTGGAGCGCAAACCATCACGAAGTCGCTGGCTTTGTCGCCATAGGTGTTGACGAAAGAGCTGACCACCATATCGGCAGCTGCGTCTGTCGCCCACTGCTTTCCATCCTTGAAGGCAAAGATGAAGTTTCTCACTTGCTCTGCTTGTGCTGAGCGGTCGAAACGCTTGGAGCTGTACTCGTAATAATTGAAAGTTTTCATACGCTTAAAATTTTTATTCTAGCCAGAGGGAGGAAGGAGCTTTTTTATTTGAACTCGTCTTTGCCTGCCCGTCTGAGAGTTTTTTTTTTCTGTCCGTCGGTCGTTTTTGTCGCTTTTTACGGTGCGATGCAGACGAGCGGAGAAGAGGTATGAAAGCCAAGGAATTTTGCAAAAAGTTTATGGAAAACCGTCATCTCTGATTGCGGAAGGCTGCCGAAAAGTTTTTGGAAAATAGATTTATCGGTACTTGGTGCATGCCGTCCGCCGTACCTTTGCACCCGAAAAAGAGATAATGACCGATGGATAACCGATAAAGGGAAAAGCTCTCGGACAGGAAAAGCGGGCAAAGAAAAGGCTCTGCCTTACCTTGGTGGTTAAGCCTTAGCGACGTTTGAGCGCCATCACGGTCACTACCGCTTGAAAATTCGCAAATTTTAACCATAGCGTATGAAATGAAAGATGGAAAATTTGCGTCATCAAAAACACCATGTTTTTCAGACTTTAGGAGGAAAAACATACCTTGGAGCGATGAAATCGCAGCATTTGGCATGCTTCGACCCCGAGGTTGAAGATGCCGAATGTGTCGTTTTGCGACAGGTTTTCCACACCCACGGATTGGAAAACCCCGATTTTATCGTGGTTTTAGGGATTCAAAGGGAAAATAATTCCCCTTTGTCGGCGATAGCACCCCCCACTGCCCTACGCCCGAGGGCGCTTCCTGCCTCCTTAAAATGGGCGGAATATGTAAACGACCGTTAAAGAATTTGTAAGAAGGTAAAAGGAAAAGAAAAGGGAGCACGCTTCGCAGCGCACTCCCCTCAACGGCGGTCGGGCAAGAATGCCACCACCAGATTTACATTAGAACAATTTTTATGAGAGCTTATTTGTTACAGCATAGAACCAGTAGCGATGTACCCATCAGACTGCGGGAACTTCTCTATACCAATCATCAGCGTATCGAAGGCATCAGAACCATCGGTGCGGGCCTCCAGCTTATCCTCTTCAGTCTCAGCCAGCTTCTCTCCACGCTTATCCTTCTTGCCGTTATACACTCCTGCCAGACGGATGGAGATGAGCAGGTCTTCATTGTTCTCGCTATTGATCATTATCTTGTGCTCAGCTCTTCCCACAAACATACGGTTGAGGAGCAGCATCTTCTCGAGATGTCCCATCGGGTTGCCCAGATACACATCGTTCACATACCAGCCATGGTCTGTGAGGTAGTTGGTGATGAAGGTATGGAAGTCATCATTCATCAGGGCGTAGTTGTTACCCACGAAGGTGGAGTCGTAGTAGAAGTTCACCTCCTTGCAGCGGTGATACTCGTAATACTGCATGAACTTATCGAGCAGGGCAGGCAGCTTCTCCTCATACTTCACGAAGATACTCTTCAGGCAGCGGGCTTCACCCCGCAGGTTGTCCTGTCCTACGGCTATCCAGTTGATCAGGGCGTTGGCATCGAAGGCGATGCACAGCGGGCGGTCGGGATCCACGTCATCATCCATGCGTGAATCCACATGCTGAAGCTTGTCGATATCATACTCCAGCCCGTCCAGATAGGCGAGGTTGGGCGCCGTATATAGGTTCACATCCCGGAGATTGGAGTAGAAGCCGTCGAGCGAGATGGAAGGGCGCTTGCACATGATGGAGGTCTGGAAGGTGAGGGCAGGCAGATCTCGCTTCATCTGTTTGATGAAATCCATACCAAGCACCTCGATGTTATATATTGAAGAGTACTCTTTATAGAAGAGAGCCTTGGAGCGCAGCTGTGCCAGGTGCAGCCCTATCTCCTTGAGTCTGCGCTTGGCATAGAGGCTGATGTGCCCTGAGGTCTTGATGCGGTTGCGGATATCATATTCCTCCACTACGAGCGAAGAGATGGCGTCGATGAGCTGCTGGTCGCAGTCCTTCTTGTAGTTGAGGAACCAGGAACCCTTCTTGGTTACGGGCATATCCGAGGTGATGAGCATGCCGTGATGATAGTAGTGGCGCCCGAAAAGATTCACGTTACCACGGTTGGCAGGGAAGGTTTCATCCTTCAGCTGCTCAAAGTTGATGAACTTCGCCTCGTCTATATCCAGGTAATCGAGCGAGAGGGAGTTGGAGGTTCCCTTTCGGTCCTGCGAGATGATGGTACCGATGGACCCGTTATAGAAAGAGATGGTGTTCTCCCAGTTGGAAGGCAGGATTACCGGTTCCGGCCATCCTAGCTTCTTGGGCGGTTTCACGCCGATGAGATAATGCTTTCCCCGGTGGAATCCCCATCGCTCCCAGTGCTGGAGCATGGAAGGAAGCGTATTGGTGAGGCATCGCTTGGTGTTGGCAGATACGAAACCGCCGTCGCTTCCGGGCATACGCTGCATGTTGCGCAGGTTGAAGGTGGCATGCAGGATGCTCTTTCCGATACCACGACCGCCCACGACCACAGAGTCGCGGGCATTGATGAGGTTTACTTCCTGCTGTGCCGGATTGAAATATTGCTCTATCATAATGAATTCTCCTCTTCCTTGACTTCTTCTGTTGGTGTATATTCCAGGAGCTGCTCGTCATAATCCTCGCTCTCGATCCTGATGAGGTCCATGCTGTTGTCGGTGTATTTCCTGATGAGCTTCTTGATGGTACCCATCACGTTCGGTATGCGCTTCAGTCCGAGATGGCGAGGGTCGGTAGTAGGTATGAATACCTGAGGCTGGATCATGTCGTAGCCGTTATCCACAGGGTCTTCCTTGTCGAGCAGGTGGTATTTGCCGTATGCGGCAGCTGCTGCAGCCATGGCTCTGGCATCGCCCATATTGTCTGCCTTCTCATAGGTGCGCTGAATCATCTGGTCGAAGCGGTACCGGGCAAAGTCCTTGGAAACCTTCTGCAGGTTGCCCAGTATGAGCTTGATGAGGTGCAGGTCATTGTAAGCCATCATGCGCTGCACCTTGTAGTCCTGCATATCCTTGAAGACCAGTTCCTGGTCTGTCTTGCGTGGATTGATGAGCCACCAGGCATAAAGAGCCCGGATGCGCAGAATGCGGTCACGCACGGGTGCGGGAACATTCTGTGCATCCATCTCTTCGGGTGTGCGGTCCATCAGGTCGATGATGGCATCGATGTTGGCTGGTTCTCTCATATCTTGATCTCCTCTATCATTTTATTCAGATATTCATGTGTGCGCTGTACGGCTTGAGGTGAGCCGGCTGCAGCCAGCTCCAGCTCATTCCTGCGAATCTGCTGCCTGACTTTTGCCATGCCCAGATAATAGACGCGCCGGAGCTCTGATGCAGGGTCGAGAATCTCTTCACGCAGAACATCCTCCTTAATATCCAAAAGGACGGACATCTCCGAGATCGGAGTCAGGTTCTCTGCCAGCTCTTGCACTTTGTTGAGTAACTCCTGAGTAATTTCCATTGATTCTTAAGCTTTGATTGTCACAATGACTGGTATATCCATTGAACAGGTCGGCAAAGACCTGTGGTTCCGTGGTGATGATGGTACTCTCGTCACGGCTGCCGTATGTCTGGTTTTGGGACGTGACGACCGAAACAACATGCTGATCATTCCGGAAAAGCGTCACCTTGGAATGGTTTTCGCCCAGATAGACATCATCGAAGCATGCCGACATAAGCCGCCACAGGTGTACGGTCTTCTTGCTCGCCTTCACATCCAGCAGCATCTTTGCCGACGAGATGCTGCCCGAATCCCGCATCAGGCGGAAACCTCTGAGGAACTCCTCGGAGGTTGAGTAGGAAGACACCCACACATCAGCAGGACCAATCTGTGAAAGGATCCACTTGATGAGTCCGAGTGTGTGCAGGTGCCGTCCGAAGTATGCCTGTGTCTTCACCTCATCGATGGGCTTGAGTATATCGGCAACTTTAACCCTGGCTGGCATTTTCGGCGAGTCTGGCTTTAGCTACCCGGTCACGGTCGGCACGTGTCACCTGGTATGAGTCGTAGGTGAGCATATCGGCACGATACTTCTTGTCGAGATCCGAAAGAATCTTCAGATGCTCGTATCGGTCGCACGGTTCCTTGTCTTCCATCGCCTTGAGCGTCTCGAAGGTAGATTTGATTTCCTTGTATCGCTTGGCGTTGATATCCCAGAGGTCGGCTACTTCCTTGGGCAGGAAATCGTGATCCTTGCGCTTGCCCTTACGGACAACAGCCACTCCATCGCTATCCGAGGACGGGAGTTCTGTATCATCGGTAGAGGCATTTTCCTCGATGGAATCGCAGTTTTTCTCCGATTTTCCCTGATTTTCTCCGTTATTCTCTGATATTCTCTCATTTTCTCCGATTTTCTCCGCTTCTCCTTCGGCAATGATAGCCTGGGCTTCAGGAATCACGATATCGTTCATCTTCCTGACCTCCTCGATGGTCATATTGTCGAGACGGATCTTGAGGAACTTATTCAGTTCATACTCTATGTTGGTGCGGTATGCCTGGGGCTGTCGGGTTGCTCGGACATGATAGAACCGGTTTCGGTTGAGACGGAAGAACATATCTGCTCCATTGATGATTTCAGCATCCGATTCGTGCTTGGAGTTGAGCCACTCCTGCATCTGTCTGGTAAATTGATGATCCATATTCAATTATATAATAAGGTGAAAACAAACAAAGGCGGCTCAGGCACGAAGCGAGAGCCACCTAAGCAAATCAGTATGTTATGTAAATTTGGGCAAATCTTACGCGTGACCGGTTGCTTCCCAAGCAGAGCCATCGCTGCCCTTGATATCACCTTCATCTGTCTCAAGCTTGCCATCATAGTATGGAGCAGGGCAGAAATCGGTGGCCTCTACGCCGAGAGTTGAGGTTTTTGAGTCGGTAGCTCCGGCGCCGCTGTTCTGGGCAAATGTGGTCTTCACCGGGAACATCTCGTTACCGAGAATGCGGAAGCGGCCATTAGGATCCTGCTGGGCATAGACCAGTTCGTCATTGATCGCCATACGGCCGAAACCGGTAATATCGGCATCTGTGCCGCCGATGATATACTCTGCCTTGTTGAGGAAGGTAGCTGATGGAGCTTCGCCCTGAGTCTCCGTGGTGATGGAAGACTTGAGAGCTACGAGGTCAACTGCGTGCCACTTGGCATCAGCGGCAAGAGTGAAGTCACCCTTATAGGTGGCGAGTTCCTCCAGTCCCTTGGTGGTATCGCCAGGATCTGGAAGCTTTGGCCATGTAAGGATCTGCGAAAGCGGGATGGCCAGGAACTTCGGCTTAATGCCGGGACGAATAATCGTACCCGGACATTTGCGCACTGATTTATATAAATCTTTGTTAGTACATGCCATATTTTAATCTCCTATATTATATAAGGTGAAACATTAGACGTTTCCGTCAGCGGTAGCGTCCTTGCCACTCTGTTTGCCGACAGTCTGGCTGGCAGATGATGTGGCTGCCTTCTGGATGAGTGGCTTGGTACCATCATCGGTGATGAACAGGGCTCGCTCCTTGTTGATGCTCTCAAACTGGGTACCGAAGAACTTGGTAGCAATAAAGTCGAGTTTCCATGGGTGATACTTCTCGACCTTAATCTGCTCAGCATCGTTGTTGTTGATCTCGTTGACGCCCACCAGCATGTTGCTCTTGGTAGTAAGCTCAAAGAAAGGAGCATCCTTCTTGTTGGAAAGGACAGCGAACTCTACGTTGCCGAAGCCTTCTACGGTGAGGTGGTTGTAATCTTTGTTGTAAGGAGCAGCACCAAACTTCTTGAGGAAGGCACGGTTGTAGAGGTTGACGAATGACTGAGGAACGTAAAGGTAAACCTTATCCTCTGCCATCAGCTCTTCGTCGGCAAACTCACAGATGCCCTGTGCGAAATCTACGGCGTTGTCATCGTTGATGGTCTTGTTGTCGCCCAGGATATCTGCAACCTTGATAAGGTTTCCGAGGTCGGCTGAAAGCTTGCCGGCATCCAGTTCGGTCTTGGCAATGGTATCGAAACCATTGAAGAGGTCAACAGAACCTGTTCCTGTAGGGTTGCGTACTGCCTTGAACAGAACCTTGTCGAGGTTTTTGCCGAGCTTCAGGGCGAGGAGCTGAAGAACCTGCAGCGTGATAGGCACATTCTTCAGGGCATCTCCATTAGTGATGTTGGCGCCCCAGATGGTAGAATAAACTGAGTTAGGTGAGAACTTGATATCGACATTGCCAAAGAACACCTCCAGGGTACGAGGTGTAATCTTGACGTTGCCGTCAGCTACGCGGTTCTCATCGTATGGACCGAACTCTGCACCGCCTGTAAGTTCGCCTACGGTCTCTGATACACGGATGCCTGGGCGAAGAGTCATGTAGCTGAGTGACTTCTTCAGACCTCTGGTAGGCATGGTGATTAACTTATTACGGTAGATCTTTGCCGTCTTTTGCAGCTGTTCCTTTACGTCAACAGGTGCAACAAATTTATCATTCTCTGCCATATTATGCAAAATCAATTAAAACGTCCGACACTTGATCTGAGCAGAAGTCCTGAGCCTTGTTGTCATCTACGGCAGTGTGGGTTTCGCCACCCGGTTCTTTCTCCAGATCCTTTACTTTCTCTTCAAGGTCTTTCTTATCCTTCTCCAGGTTCTTGACCTTATCCTCCAGTTCCTTCTTCTCGTTCTTGACCTTATCGAGTTCCTCGTCCTTGGTCTTGATCGAGCTGGAGTCGGCAGCAATCTTATCCTCCAGCTTCTGCATCTGCTCCTGGGAGATGGTGCAGTCCTTGGCTGATTCCTCTGCCTCAATGCCCTCTACGTTGAGAACATTGTTGATGTGAGTCCATTTCTTAATCATATCTAAAACATTTTTGTGTGAGTTTTCCTTTCCGAAGATTCGTCCCAGGAAGCCCGGCTTCTTCTCATACCAGGAATTGACGACCTCCGGCAGTGCTGGAAGATCGTTGTACTTGATGAAGTTCTGTGTTGACTCTGTGATTTCAACTGGCTTGCCATCCATCGACTCATCGACTAAACCGAGATCGATGCACTCATCCACGGTATGCCACTTGGCTTCAGACATCACCTTGATGATATCCTCGTGCTTCTTTCCTGAGCGATCGCAGTAAACATTGGCAATGATATTGTCAATCTTCTGCTGGTCTTCCTGCTGCTTCTGCAGCTGCTCGATGAGGGAACCGATTTCCTCCTCATTGAGGGCACTCCATACAAACTGCTCCGTGGAACACTTATGAACCAGGAGCAAACTGTACTTGTTCATTCGGATCTTCTTGGCGCCCATCGCACAGATGGTGGCGGCAGATGCAGAGAAGCCCGCCTGAAAGTCAACCGTCACATCGCCATGGTCCTTGAACATCTGACAGATGGCGAGACCTGCGGAAACCGCACCGCCCGGCGAATCGATGGCTACATCGACGTGCTTGCCTTTGTTGTTATTAAGGATATCGCGGACCATAAACTTGGTCCACGACCCTATATAACCGGTGATAGATATTTGATATTTCATACAACTTAGCGAATTTGATTGCCGCAAAGTTATATAATAAGGAGAAGAAATAAAAAAACTTATTCTATGATTTGGAGCGGTCTGATGACGTCTGTCCAGGTTGCTGTATAGGTAATCAGTGAAGATTCCGTATGTGAACTTGGCAGGTTTTCGGTACGGGTGAGTACCGGATATGGTCGGCGGTCGCAGCCCATAAGGTAGCGGATGCCATCTGCCGTGGTGATTCTGAAGGCTAGAGGTCGGTAGTTCGGATCTATCTGCTCGCACGACTTGAAGGTGAGCTTGGCAGTGAAAATGCGGACTTTTGACTCTACTTTGTCGGAAATCTCGCAACTTGACGGAACTTTGCATTGAATTGACCGGAAGTTGGCGTCCGACGGTACAATGCATCTCTGATCCATAGGGAAGACGACACTTTTGAGGTTTTCTGCCTCTGTCATCTCAATCTTGATGATGTTTTTGATGTATGCCATATTTCTAAGTTGTTTGGTTATTTCGATTATTTCCATTCTGTTCGGAGTTGTTCGCCGAAACGGAAAAAAATGTATTAATCTTTATTAAATCTTGTTGTAGAGTTTAAATTTACGCCCTTTTTTGCGTGCTGATCGCGCATTCTGTAGAAGCATTGGCGCACTGTATCCTCATAATCAATGCCAATGCCATGCTGCTCGCACCAGGCTGAAATGAGTGATGAAAGCTTGCATGAGCGGTCAGCGATGTCCTTCAGGGATGCCCAGAGATCCATCTTGAAAAGGTCGGTGATCATCTCCTTCACGGCTCTTCTGGCACGTGGGCCCAGGTAGTTGTACTCACGTATTGGCTTCGCCTTGGATTCCGGTAGCGAGATGGCGATATACTCATTAGGGTGAATGAGCCATCGGCTCTGTTCGTACTCCTCATCTTTGAAGGTATTCGTCACGCTCTGGTGCAGTGAGGCGGCATCCGCCTTCTCCATCTCTTCCTGGCTCTCCTGTTCTACAGGCGACAGTTTAGCCTGAGGCGGTTTACTTGTGAACCGACGTATGACGGCAACCTCGTTGCCGATGATAGAGAAAATAATTGGATTTCCATAACTATGGTATGCCCATTGCCTGATATGAGCAGGCACCTTGATGTAAACTACTCTATTCATATGCCATTTTTCGGCAAAGATACAAATAAAAATTGAGATAACTAATAATTATTGGTAAAAAGCTAATATTTCTTAGTAAATTTGATGTGATGTAATTTCGTCCGAAAAGTTTGTATTTTTGTATCGTGTAACTACGGCTTTGTAACTTACTGATAATCAGTGCAATTCTTTTGATACATTTTTTCGATACAAAAAAGTGAGCCAAAACAAAGTTGTAACATAACCTATATGAGAAGGTGGGGCGCTGTTACAAAAACAGTTCGTTACAAACTTCAAAAACTTTGTAACTGAGATGTAACGCAACTTTGTAACGGCTCGGGTTTTGGTTAACTCGCTCTTTTTTAGTTATTTATATTCTTTCACCAACATTCTGTTACAGAGTTACAAAAGATTTGTATAATAAATAAGAAAGGGGAGTGGGGAAAACAGCGGTAGGCGGGGGAAAAGGGCTAAAATGGGCCTGTCGAGCAGGGCTGGCCATACCTGGTGAAGACGAAAAAGGGAGCGATGAACAGATGCTCATCACTCCCTCGTAACATGAGAAAAGAAATATAAAAATCAGCGAATTTCGCTTGAAATTTTTGCCGAAAATATTTGCATAATTCAGATATTTTTTGTACCTTTGCACTATAACTTGGGGCTATATACCCTATTATATATGTAGGGGTTAGAAAGCTTCGTTACTATTAGTATCTATCTTGCTCCAGTCGATTGTCGATTGATAATCACCCTTTTTTGCTTGAGTTTCTTCTTTTGGAGAATCACTCTTCTTGCTTCTGAGATAAATCATCTCAACCGGGCTTCCATCAGGATGCGCTGGATCTCTTCTGATAATGCGATGCTGGCTGTTACAGAGGTCATCCGGGTTCAGGGCTTCAATGTATGGGCATAGCTCCACAAATGCCTTCAGCTTCTTGGTAAAGCTCTGTGTCGTTGCCTTGTTAAGGCCGGAGAACTGTTTGAAGTCTGTAAATGCTTTTTCTCTTACGACAAACTCGTCGAGTCTTCCACTCTCCTCAGAGAAATAAGAACTGGCCCAATCCTCGAAGTTAACACCCATATCAGCCTTGAACTTGCGCTTTACGATATTCTCCATAGGTGGCAGGATCTTTACGGGTTCTCCCACGAGAGATATGTAGAAGCGGCAGCATTGCAGGAAGAAGTTGATGTCTGCGTTCCATTCGGCCTCAGAATAGGTCTTGGAAAACAGATCCTTGTCGAAATCATCTCTGATGCTTCTGGTCTCCTGGTAGTCATTATCCTCCGTGCGCTGATGATAATAGTCTGAGAACACCATATACAGCAATCTCGCCTCTGAAGACGGATCGAAATCTGCCGGCACATAATTAGTAGTGAAGGCAATTTTCGGGCTATCCTCGAAAGGTATAGTGAAGCTCTGGTTGTTCTTTGGGTTTACAGTCATATCTGAAGTAATATTATCATAGAAGAGTCCTGTGTTGAGATACCGGTCACAGTCATCGAGCAGCAGCATCTGGGTGTGCTGGGTTACCTGGTCGAAGACATGAGGGTTGTCCATCAGCTTCGGGTTTCTACCGGACAGCTTAACGGTCTTCATCAGCAAAGAGAGTGTCTTGAAGAAGAAACTCTTACCCGAACGGCCGTTGCATTCGTTGTCTTCACCGATTTTGTTGTCCATGGCCATAGGCGCCCATGCTCGTGAGGGAGACTTGTAATGATGAAGCATATATCCGAATGTGAATATCTTGTTGATGAGGTTCTGTTTCTGTTCGGCAATCTCGACATCGGTCAGGCCTTCACCTGCGATATCGAATAGGTGAGCCTTATGATATGCTTCTTTCTCATCAACGCTTCTCTCCTCGAAGTTGTATTCCAGTTCCTTGCGCCAGTAGGTGCGTGAGGCGTTGATCAGATAGCCAAAGAAGTGAGAACTCACGTTCTTGACCTCGATATCAAACTTCGGTCTGCCATCCTCATCGATGGTGCGCGTGATGGTGAACATATCATCGAGCTTCTTGAAGTTGTGATCGATGACGTTCTCCTGCCATACGTAGTTCTTGAGCGAGCTTCCTTCACGCTGATACTCAATCAGGCCATCCTTGGTTACCTCTATGCTGACACGAGGGAAGAAGAACAGCTGGGAGTGATTGGTGTAATTGGTGAAGTCAAGCGTTATTTCCTGGAGTGAATCGAGCGCAGCGCTGGAGAGCTTCGGGGTATTCAATACCAGGTTGAGAATATCTCGCTTTTCTGCTCTGTCGATGACCCATTGTCGGCAGAACTCACGGATATCTCTTGTGGTGATGAGCTTCACGATGTTACCGGTGATTCTTACATACTTCGTGATGGTGGAGTTCTCGTCGTGGAGCGTGTAGAAACCGTTAAGGCGAAGGAAATTGTAGAGGCACGCTGTATCGATATAGTGGTCCCAGGTGTTGGATTTCTTGTTTAGCTTGCTCACCCAGAAACGGGCAGGCATTGCCAGCGTCATCAGGTTGCGGAAGTCCTTGCGGGTGTTGCGGAGTTCCATCCAGTCGCGGAGATCTTTGCGGCCTTTTCCTCGGTTGTCGTGATAGGTGCGAAGCCACTGAGGAAGCCAGATGGTATGTATGTCAATGTAGCGCAGGGCAAGTTCCGTTCCCTTGGAGATGCCGGTCTCGTCGATGTCCGGTATATTATAGAGAACTTCCACATACTTCATGATTTCTCTGTATTCCTCCTCGCTGAGCTTATAGGTCTCAGAGTTGAACCATAGAGGGTGATAACCGAGAGACTTGCAGCAGAGACTATCTCGTTCGCCGCTGCAGATGAATGCTTCAGGAAGTTTCTGTTCTTTATAGACCTTCGATTCATCGACGTTGGTCTTGTTGAATTCAGCCATCTCCTTGGCGTTGAACTCATGGTATGCTTTCTTGAGCTCAGCCAGACCATTGATGTACTTCTTAGGCTTGACACCATCAGGAGTATATGAGAATCTCCACTGTTTGCTGGAGTTGAGCGGTTCGTATATCTTGTAGAATTTTACTTCCGGTTTCTCTCCTTCAGCTGGAGAAACCAGGCACTCACGCATGAAGATAGGGTAGTGCTCATTGCTGTATTTGATCTTGACCTTGCGGTCTTTGACATATCCAATCCATTTGGCTGAATGCCAGTTGAGGGCATCCACATGTTCCTGCTTCACGTTTGGACCAAGAACCTTCAGTTCATCTTCCGTGAATTTATCATTGAGTTCAAAGATGCGGGTACCATCTTTCTCATCGATGGTGGCATCACGTTCTGCAAAAGTAGGCTTGTTTACATCCTTCTTGAGCTCATCGGTAACGTTATACTCTGCTGCCAGGCGAAGGATGGCATCAGGGAAACGATCGATATTCTTCTCCTTCATATAGAGATCGATAGGAGATTCTGCATTTCCTTCGCCTCCAAAGTCTGTTACTCTCCAGCATTCCTTGTACTTCTTCAGGGAACACGATGGGGTATTCTCCTTTCGGATGGCAAAGTGCTTCTTGGGCGTTCCTGTGCAGTATTTCTGCACGCATTCTTTGGCGTCCGGGTATAATGCGATGATTATGTCCAGTCCGTCATCGGTTGCCTGGTAAATCTGTTCTGCTTTGATCATATTTCTTTTCCTTTAAAAACTGCCTGCAAAGATAAATGTTTGCAGGCTCAAAACAAAATACTTGCTGCCGATAGCCTTAATGCCTTAGGATATGTAGCTTTACGGCTTTGTTGACAGCATTTGGCTGAGATAGGTTGATTTCTGAGAGAATGCGGCTTTCGAATTCCGCTTGTGTCTCGAATCTTTTACGTAGTGGGGGGTAAGGAAATCTATGATAGCCTTATACCCTGATTCCAGTGTCATTATTGCTTTCATATTCGTTTATTTTTTCAGGTGTACATCCGAGTGGTTCAGAGCTATGCTCTATATATCTGCGAAATAGGGGGCAGTATCTTCCGTTGATACAGTTCACCCCTATTGGGCAGCTTAGACATTTACTTGGAGGCATCTACTTGTACGTTAAATCTATCGTCGTGGAGAAGTAGCTTGGTGTGGATGTATTCTGGTCGCTGCTCCTCTTCGTTCCATCTGATTTCCCGGAAGTCTCTACCGCCTACCTCACATTCGGAAGCATTCCCGGATTTATCCCATTCGACAATATGATCTTTCCCATCTTTGGTGGGAACTACACCTAATATACATTTGCCAAAACGGTCGTTTCTAACTTCATATATAGTAGCATCAGGGAATTTTTCCTTGATGGCATCCTCTATAGACATAGTTTTAACCTTTCTTTTCATTGTTTCTCATTCTATATTTAACAATTCCTTCTACAATTCCTTCTTCAGCGTCATCGTAGAAAAGATTAACCTCAGATTTGCCTTTATGGAAAGGTCCGTACGACATATCGACCGGAACGCTAGCGTCCTCGAAGTCCTTCTGGATGTACTTCAGCTGTTCGCTGTTGCACTTGATAGTCATCTTTCCCATTTACTTCTCCCATTTACCCTCGTTGATAACCTCATCTACCATCTCACGCTGGTATGGCAACCAGTTGTTCTTCTTGATCTTGTCGTAGATGCCTGATGCCGACATGCCGAATTTCAGCTGCAGAGCCAAAATGAACTTGTTGCGCTTGTTACGAGGAATCTCGTTGTACCAGTCGCGCAATGAATTTTTTTCATCACTTTTTTGCATATTTTCTTTCATATTTCAAATATTATTATTAACTTTGTTGCAAAGTTACTAATAAAAATTAGAAAATACTAATATCTTTTAGTAAAAATGCTAATAGATATTAGTTAAATATTATTAATTAAATTGTGTTGTTATGTATAACGGTCAGGTACTCAGAAAGTTAATAGCAGAAGCTGGTTTAACCAAGAAACAGTTCGAAGAACAGGTTTTTCAGGGAAAATCAACTGGCTTGTATCATGTTGAAACGGCAACGAGTGTCACTTGCAATACCCTTGAGCGTATGCGTGATGTACTCAAGTGCTCGATGGATGACTTCTTTACCACTCCCGAGTGGGCCACGAAAAAGACGGGAGAAGTCATTGGTTCTAATAATGTTCTCTCGAATGTTAGGATTAACAATAGTAAAATGGAGACCCAGTATCTCAAAGAGTTAATCCAGGAAAAGGATAAACGCATCAATACATTGGAGAATTATATAAAACTTCTCGAAAGTAAGAAAAAGGACTAAATTCAAACGAAAATTAGTGCTTACTGATTTTTTTTAGTTCTTTTCTCCCCTATATATAATAAGGTATATCATATTATTAATGTGTTGGTTATGATATTGGGCATCTAAAATCTTATCCGGCGGTAGTAGGATTGTCATCAGTCCTGCCGCCGCAACCAAATAAGGGAAGTGATTATTTAATCACTTCCTTTTTTGTTTTCTTCATATTGTGTTTATCACCTTTTCTCCTCCATTGTTCTTTTTCTCTTATCCCTCTTGATTATCTAGGATTTCTTTAGTTTTCCCATCAATTTCCCTTTCATTTTGCAATATATTCATCTGAAATCCAACATATTCTATTTTTTAACACTAAATATTTGCGTATATCGAATAAAACCACTACTTTTGCACATTGATAAATTTATGTGCAACTAATAAAATAAAGGAAGGGCTTCGATATGTCAGTATCCAAAACAAGACAAAAACTGGTAGATGTTGCAAGACAACTGTTTGCCAAGAATGGTATAGCCAATACTACAATGAATGATATTGCTGTAGCATCTGGTAAGGGGCGTCGTACGCTTTATACCTATTTCAGTAGAAAGGAAGATGTCTATTATGCAGTCATCGAGTCGGAGTTGGAGCGCCTTTCTGATAAATTGGATGAGGTAGCCAACTGTAAGATGCGTCCTCAGGACAAGATCATAGAATTGATTTATACCCATCTCAGTATGATCAAGGAAACAGTGGTACGTAATGGCAATCTTCGTGCTGAGTTCTTCCGTAACATCTGGATGGTAGAGAAAGCTCGCAAGAACTTTGATGAGGATGAAATCGAAATCTTCCGTCGTGTCTATGCCGAGGGAAAGGAAGATGGGGAATTTGACATCGACAATATTGATTTAGTTGCTGATATTACCCACTATTGTATCAAGGGGCTGGAAGTACCTTTCATTTATGGAAGATTAGGCCATGGTATGAACGTGGAGTCAAGTAAACCGCTGGTTGCAAAGGTTGTTTATGGCGCCTTGGGTAAATCAGGTTTAAAACTTTAAATAAGATATTCATAATAAACTGATTATTAATTAAATAAGAAAGAAATGGGATTATTAACTGGTAAAACTGCCCTTGTAACAGGTGCAGCTCGCGGCATCGGTAAGGCTGTCGCTATGAAATTTGCTTCTGAGGGTGCTAACATCGCATTCACAGACCTCGTACTCAATGATGATATGGCAGCTGGCTTGGAGGCTACTCGCAAGGAGATTGAGGCTCTTGGTGTAACATGCCGCGCATATGCTGGTAATGCTGCTGACTTCGAGGAGACTGAGAAGACCGTTAAGCAGATTCACGCAGATTTCGGTTCTATCGATATTCTCGTTAACAACGCAGGTATCACTAAGGACGGTTTGATGCTTCGTATGAGTGAGGCTCAGTGGGATGCAGTTTTGAATGTAAACTTGAAGTCTGCCTTCAACTTTATCCACGCTTGTTCTCCTATCATGCTCCGTCAGCGCAGCGGTTCTATCATCAACATGGCTTCTGTTGTTGGTGTTCATGGTAATGCTGGTCAGTGCAACTATGCAGCTTCTAAGGCTGGTATGATTGCTTTGGCTAAGTCTATCGCTCAGGAGTTGGGTCCTAAGGGTGTTCGTGCTAACGCAGTAGCTCCTGGTTTCATTGAGACAGCTATGACAGCACAGTTGCCAGAGGAAATCCGTAAGGACTGGATGAAGAAGATTCCTTTGCGTCGTGGTGGTCAGACTGAGGATATTGCAAATGTTTGTCTCTTCCTCGCTTCTGATATGTCAAGCTACGTAAGCGGTCAGGTAATCCAGATCGATGGTGGTATGAATATGTAATCTATTGGCATCTGTTTTAGATAAAACATGCAGGTAGTTTACGAGGACAACCATATAATTATCGTCTCTAAGAGAAGTGGTGAAATCGTGCAGGGCGACAAGACCGGCGATGAGCCTCTCTCAGAGACGGTAAAACAATATATCAAGGAGAAGTACCAGAAACCGGGAAATGTATTCCTGGGAGTGGTGCATCGACTTGATCGTCCTGTCTCAGGACTCGTGGTATTTGCCAAAACCTCCAAGGCTTTGAGCCGTCTGAACAATATGTTCCGTGATGGCGAAGTTCACAAGACCTATTGGGCTATCGTGAAGAATATGCCACGTGAGACTGAGGCAACATTGACTCATTGGATAGTAAGAAACGAAAAGCAGAATAAAAGCTACGCTTACGACCATGAGGTGAAGAATTCGAAGAAGGCGATATTGAAGTATAAGGTGATAGGGCATACTGATCATTACACCCTTTTGGAAGTGAACCTGATGACAGGCCGTCATCATCAGATCAGATGCCAGTTAGCTAAGATGGGATGCCCGATCAAGGGCGACCTGAAATACGGTTCTCCTCGCAGCAATGCTGACGGAAGTATCTCTCTTCTCTCGCACAAGGTAGAGTTTGTGCATCCAGTATCAAAAGAAACCATTGTAGTGGAAGCTCCTCTGCCAGATGATAATCTATGGAGAGCTATTGCTCCATAACAATTTAATATCCATGCTTATGAAGAAGTATGCGAAATGGGTGGGGATCGTTGTTATTACCCCATTCGTGCTCATATTATTGTTGGCTGTTTTGCTTTATTTGCCTCCAGTACAGAACTGGGCAGTAAAGCAAGTTGCTTCTTATGCTTCAGAATCGACAGGCATGGATATTTCCGTAGAGCATGTACAACTCGTTTTCCCTCTCAAGCTGGGAGTGGAAGGCGTGAAAGTACTGAAACCTGTCGATTCATTGAAGAACAGCAGAAACCTTGCTTTAAGAAATAAAAAAGATACCGTAGCCGACATCCAGAAGATGGTGGTAGATGTACAGTTGCTGCCACTCTTCAGCAATCAGGTGATGGTGGATGAACTGAACTTCACGAAGATGAAGGTGAACACCACCAACTTTATCCACGAAGCCCGAATCATGGGAGATGTGGGCAGATTGCAGCTGATGGCGCATGGTATAGATCTGGGTAAGGAGCACGTGAATGTGAACGATGCCCTGATTTCAGATGCCAGATTGTCTGTGGAATTGAGCGATACCGTTCCGCCAGATACGACTCCGAGCACCAATTACTGGAAGATCCACTTACAGAAACTGAAACTAAAGAATACCGATTTTACCCTACACATGCCTGGAGATACCCTTCAGGTGAATGCTTATTTCGGTGATGCGATCGCCCGCACCACCTACCTTGACCTGTTCAAAGGTCTGTATCAGGTCGAGCACTTGGACTGGAAGAACGGCAGGGTGAACTACGACCAGAATTTCGAACGCCCGGTATCCGGTCTGGACTTCAACCATCTTGCCTTCCACGATATGGCATTGAAGGCCGATTCCTTCTATTTCTGCGATTCCAGGATTGATGTAAGGATCAAGGAAGCAAGGATGAAGGAGAAGAGTGGACTGAAGATAGATCAGCTTAATGGCAGATTTGTGATGGATTCCTTGAAGTTGCAGTTGCCTGATCTCTATTTCCGTACTCCGGAATCTCATTTGCAGGCAACTGTAGATATGGATATGAACGCCTTTGCCGAGAAGAATCCTGGCAAGGTAATGGCGCGTGTGAAAGGTGCCTTGGGACGTTCTGATCTTTTTCTCTTCATCGGTGATGCATTGCCGAAGCAGATGAAGAGCCGATGGCCTTACTATCCGATGAAGCTGGAAGGTTCGCTGAAGGGAAACATGCAGCGTGCCTCTTTCTCGGGAGTCAAGGTGAATCTGCCTACTGTTTTCGATTTAAGCACGGATGGCATGGTAGCTAATATGACAGATATGAATCGTCTGAAAGCGAATATCAATCTGAAGGCACGTACCTACAATCTCGGTATGGTAACAGCCATGCTCGATCCTGCCTTGACACAGGAAATCCGCATCCCTAGCGGCATCGGCATTCAGGGAAATGTGAAGATGGATGGAACGAAGTATGCCACCAAACTGGCTCTTACCGAAGGTAAGGGAAGCATGAAGGTGGATGCTGCCATCGATGCCAAGACCCGTAGGGATGGCAGCATCGATATGAATCGCCTGGCTTATCAGGCAAAGTTGCAGGCACGACAGATTCAGGCCCAGCATTTCCTGCCTCATCAGAATCTCTACACCTTTACGGGAGAGGTAGAGGCAAAGGGCGTGGGTACTGATTTCCTGTCGCCTCGAACCCGACTGATGGCGAAAGCCAAGGTTAACCAGGTACATTATGACCAGTATCAGTTGCATGATATGGTAGCTGATGCGCAGGTTGCCAATGGTAGAATTCATGCCAAGCTGGATAGTAGGAATGATCTGCTGAATGGTAACATCGCCGTGGATGCCCTGGCTAGTACCAAGAAGTTGCAGGCTACACTGGTGGCAGATGTACGTCATGCCGATATGTATCAGTTGAAGATTACCGATAAGCCAGTGGATGTTTCGCTCTGTGGTCAGATCGATGTTCATTCCGATCTGAAGGATAGTCACAAGGTATGGGCTAACCTGGATGATATCACCGTAAGGACAGAAAAGAAAGTCTATCGCCCAGTAGGTGTGAAGGTAGATATCCTGACCGATAGAGATACCACCCATGCCATAGCAGAGTGTGGAGATTTCCGTCTGAACATGGATGCGCATGGAGGCTACGAGAAACTCCTGCACAGAGTTACCGGTTTGCAGAAGGAATTATGGAAGCAGCTCAAGAACCGTCGCATTGATCAGGTGATGATTCGCAACAGTTTCCCTAGCGGACATATCTATCTTTCTACAGGTAAGGACAACTTTATTTCTCGATTCATCGAATATATGGGTTACCATTTCAAGTCGGTGGAGATGGAGCTGAATGCCTCGCCTGTGGCAGGACTCGAAGGATATATGAACATAGACTCCCTGGTGGCGAGTGGCATGCAGCTAGATACCATTCGTGCCCAGGTACATACGCAGGGAGATACCATCCGCTATTCAGCCCGTGTTCAGAACAACCGTCATAATCCGCAGTATGTGTTCCGGGCATTGGTAGATGGTGAGGTACAGGAGCATGGCTCCAATATCAAGGCTCGCCTCTATGATGCATCCAATAAGTTGGGTGTAGATGTGGGACTCGCTGCCATATTGCAGCCTAATGGTGTGAAAGTGTCTCTGATAGATACCCATCCGATATTGGGTTATAAGGAGTTCGTAGCCAATGATTCCAACTATGTGATGTTGAGTGATGACGGACGTGTATCTGCCGATCTGGTGCTGAAGGCAGCAGCGGGCAATATGGGTATGCGTGTCTATTCCAACGATAAGAACGAGGATGCCCTGCAGGATATCACCGTCAGCATGAGCAGGTTCAATCTGGACAAGGTGCTGAGTGTGATTCCGTATATGCCGGATATTACGGGTATCATGGATGGTGACTTCCACTTTATCCAGACCAAGGAAGAACTCTCTGTTTCTTCTAATCTGAAGATAGATAACATGACCTACGAGAAATGTCCGATGGGCAATGTGGGTTCGGAGTTTACCTATATGCCAAAGAGTGACGGTTCTCACTATGTAGATGCCATCCTTACTTATGAGGGTGATGAGGTGGCAACTGTTACGGGTACATACAAGTCGGAAGGTGCCGGCGATCTGGATGCAGAGGTAGGATTAGAGAAGCTTCCTTTGCACTTTATCAATGGTTTTGTACCTGATCAGCTCATCGGTTTGAAGGGATATGGCGAAGGTGCCCTGAAGATGAAGGGTGCCTTGAGCAATCTTGATATCGATGGTGAGGTATATCTCGATTCTGCTTATCTGGTAAGTGTGCCATACGGTATTTCCATGCGATTTGCCAACGATCCTGTGCGCATTACAGACAGTAAGCTGCTCTTCGAGAACTTCATGATGTATGCCAATAATGAGAGTCCGCTCAATATCCAGGGTGCCCTCGACTTCACGGATGTGGAGAATATGAAGCTGAATATCCGAATGAGAGCGCAGGACTTCCTGCTGATTGATGCAGAGGAGAATGCCCGCTCAGAGGCATTCGGCAAGGCGTATGTCAACTTCTTCGGAAGCATGCAGGGCTCATTGTCTAATCTGAAGATGATGGGTAAGCTGGATGTACTGGGCAAGACCAATATGACCTATATCTTGCGTGAGTCGGAACTCACTACCGATAACCAGCTGGAGGAACTGGTAAAGTTTATCAATTTCAAGAGTGGCAAGGAGGTTGTGGTTCAGAAGCCTACGCTGGATGGTTTCGATATGTTGCTGAGTATGTCAATCGATGAGTCGGCGCGTATTCTCTGTGCCTTGAATGCCGATAAGACCAATTATGTGGATCTGATGGGAGGAGGCAATTTGCAGATGCGGTACAATACGGCTGACGGTATCAGATTGACGGGTCGATATACCCTGAATGATGGTGAGATGAAGTACTCTCTGCCTATCATTCCATTGAAGACCTTTAATATCCAGGATGGAAGCTATATCCAGTTTACGGGTGATCCGTTTAATCCTACCCTGAACATTACGGCAACGGAGGATATCAAGACTACCGTCAACGAGGGTGAGGGTAGTGGACGCTCGGTGGATTTCATCTGTGGTGTGAAGCTGAGTCAGACTCTGGAGAAACCGGGTATCCAGTTTATCATCTCGGCATCCAACGACCAGACCATCCAGGATGAGTTGAATTCGATGAGTGTAGAGGAGCGAGGCAAGATAGCCATCACGATGCTGGCTTCGGGTATGTATCTGGCGAGTGGAACCACCAGTTCGTTCTCTATGAATACTGCCCTGACATCATTCCTCAACTCCGAGATCAATAACATTGCAGGTACAGCCATGCGAAGTATCGGACTCGATGTGGGTATGTCGGTGGATAACCAGACCAATGCCTCTGGCGGAACGCATACCGACTACAACTTCAAGTTCGCCAAGCGATTCTTCAATAATCGCCTGAGTTTCTCAGTGGGTGGACAGGTTTCAACCGGTGCAGAACTGGAGAATGCCAACAAGAATGAGTCTTTCTTCAACAATGTGGAGGTTCAGTATCGTCTCAACGAAGGAGCCAGCATGTATGTAAGAGCCTTTTATAATGCCAACACCTACGATTGGCTGGATGGTCAGATTGGGGAGTATGGCGGCGGTTTCACCTGGCGCAGAAAGCTCTCCAAGTTCTCGGATATCTTCAGATGGAAGACAGAGAAGCAGCAGGTGCCTGCAGATTCTCCGATGCTGCGAACCCGCAAGGATTCAGTGATGCTGCGAACCCGCAAGGATTCTGTTATTAGAAACAACGAAAAATAAGCTAGTGAATATGAGAAAGAAGAATCGACTTCACCTTATTATATATATAGCGGCAGCGGTGATGCTGTTCAGCTTCCTGTTTACAGGGTGCTCTTCTACGAGTGCCCTGAAGGAAAACGAGCAGCTGTTCACCGGTTTGAAGCCTATAGAATACTCCAACTACGAGGCGAATACCTATGCCGACTCGGTGAAGGAAGAGATGGAGTTTGCTCTTGCATCAGCCCCGACGGGAGCTTTTATGGGAAGCAGCTATTTCCGTACTCCGTTTCCTGTCCGCTTATGGATATGGAATGCTTTTTCTCCGTCGGATGATGCTCTTTCCAGATGGATTACCAAGGTGTTCGGTTCGAAACCTAAGCTGATGGAGAATGTGAATCCGAAGTTGAGAGCACAGGTAGCTGAGCATCAGCTCGACAAGTTGGGCTATTTCAATGGCAAGGTAGATTACGAAGTGCTTACCCAGAAGAATCCGAAGGAAGCCAAGGTGGCTTATAAGGTGAATATGGGACATTTGTGGAGATTGGATTCCGTGGCTTATCTCAACTTCCCGGAGCATGGCAAGCAGCTCATCGATTCTACGATGTCGCAGGCCGTTATCAGAAAGGGAAGCCCATTCAATGTCTCCAATCTGGAGCAGGAGCGTCAGCGACTCACCCGTCTTTTCCGCAACCATGGCTACTATTTCTATCAGAATGGCTATGCATCTTATCTTGCCGATACCGTGAATACGTCCGGCAAGGTGAACCTCCGGCTGTCGATGGTGGACAGCATTGAGCCGGAAGCAACCCGCCAGTGGTATATTGGCAATATCAACATCAACTTCAAGAAGCAGTTTATGGAGGAGATGACTGATAGCTTCGTGCGTCGCTATCTGAGTTTCAGATATGCAGGCAAGAAGATGCCGATTCGTGCCGGAGTAGTGCTCAGGGAGTTGAAGCTCCGACCACGAAAACTTTATATGGTGGATGATGAAAATACGGCTAAGGCTGGATTGCAGTCGATGGGACTCTTCAGTTATACCAACCTGCAGTTTGTGCCTAGAAGCACTCAGGTTTTGGACAGTCTGGGAAATGTGCAATATTGTGATACTCTGGATGCCAACATCGATCTGGTATTCGACAAACCCTACGATTTCTATGTAGAAGCCAACGCCAAGGGCAAGACTACCGGAAGGGTAGGTCCAGAGCTGGTGGTGGGTTTAACCAAGCGCAATGCCTTCCGGGGTGGCGAGAAGCTGGATATCAACTTCCATGGTTCTCATGAGTGGCAGACCATCACGGGGCAGGGAGGAAGTTCCAACAAGATCAATTCCTATGAGTTCGGATCGGATGTCACGCTGTCGTTCCCAAGCATTATCACTCCTTGGAATGCTTTCCGCACGATGGCACAGAATGAGCGCAGATTCCGCCGAGGTCATATCCCTCGCCGTTACTATGGTACGCCGAATACCACCATCAAGGCATCTATGAATATCCTGAACCGTGCTGGCTATTTCCGCCGTCATGTGGCTGGAGGAGAGTTGACCTATGATTGGGCCACCTCTTATCAGCACCGCCATTCGTTCAGTCCGCTGATTCTTTCGTATGAGTATATGAACTATACTTCTCCGAAGTTCGACAGCATTATGAATAATAATGTGTATGTGGCAACTTCGATGGCCGACCGTTTCATTCCGAAGATGAGCTATACCTACACCTATCGCAGTGCGCAGAAATACCGCAGTCCTATCGTGTGGTCAACTACGGTGAGCGAAGCCGGCAACATTCTGTCGCTGGGTTATCTTCTGGGCGGCAGAAAATGGAACGACAAGGGTAAGACGATGTTCAAGAACGAGTATTCTCAGTTCTTCAAGCTGGAAACAGATTTCGTGAAGTATTGGAAGCTGAATGAAACATCCACCCTGGTGGGACATCTGAATGCCGGAATGATCTGGAGTTACGGTAATTCGAGTCAGGCTCCCTATACGGAGATGTTCTATGTAGGTGGAGCCAACAGTATCCGTGCCTTCAGTGTGCGAGGTGTCGGACCAGGCGAGCAAGACTACAGTGCTCTGAGTAACAAGTATGCCAACATCCTTCGTACGGGAGATATCAAGTTCCAGGCGAATCTGGAATACCGTCCTAAGATCTGGGGCGATCTTTATGGTGCTCTGTTCCTGGATGCCGGTAATGTCTGGATGAAGGATGCCGATTTTTCCTCTTTCGAGGCCTTCAAGTTTGATAAGTTCTACAAGCAGCTGGCTGTAGGCACTGGAGTGGGTATCCGCTACGATATGGGAATGTTTGTGGTTCGAGTGGATTGGGGAATCGGTCTGCATCTGCCATACGATACGGGTAAGAGCGGATTCTACAACATTCCAAGCTTCAAGAAGAACCAGAGCTTGCATTTGGCTGTGGGCTATCCGTTCTAGCATCATTTGTCAGTGGGCTATCCGTTCTAGCACGGTTTTGGGGGGATGAAGCTCCATAAATCATTCAAATATTGATGTAAATCAAAAAAAAGTAGAAAAAGATGCCGCTAGGTGCATTTTTTTTATTACTTTTGCAGGTGATTAAACGTAAATATCAACTATTAAATAAAAATATAGATTATGAAACCTACATTATTGCTTTTGGCTGCTGGTATGGGTAGCCGTTATGGTGGTTTGAAACAGCTCGATGGTCTGGGCCCTAATGGTGAGACTATTATGGACTACAGTATCTACGATGCTATTCAGGCTGGTTTTGGTAAGATCGTTTTCGTTATCCGCAAGGATTTCGAGGATCAGTTCCGCGAGAAAATCCTCTCTAAGTACGAGGGCCATATCCCAGCAGAGCTTTGCTTCCAGTCTTTGGATGCACTCCCAGAAGGATTCAGCGTACCTGAGGGTCGCGAGAAGCCATGGGGTACCAACCACGCAGTGTTGATGGCAAAGGACGTTATCAAGGAGCCTTTCTGCGTAATCAACTGCGATGACTTCTATAACCGTGACTGCTTCATGGTTATTGGCAAGTTCCTCTCTGAGCTTCCAGAGGGTAGCACCAACAAGTATGCTATGGTAGGTTTCCGCGTAGGCAACACCTTGAGCGAGAACGGTACAGTAGCTCGTGGTATCTGCTCTAAGGACGAGAACGAGAACCTGACAACTTGTGTAGAGCGCACCGAGATCATGCGTATCAATGGTGAGGTTTCTTACAAGGACGAGGAAGGCAAGTGGGTTGCTGTAGGCGACAACACTCCTGTATCTATGAACGTATGGGGCTTTACTCCAGATTACTTCGCTCACAGCGAGGCTTACTTCAAGGAGTTCCTGAGCGATCCTAAGAACATGGAGAACAAGAAGGCTGAGTTCTTTATCCCATTGATGGTCAACAAGCTCATCAATGAGGGTACATCTACCGTTAAGGTACTCGATACCACCAGCAAGTGGTTTGGTGTAACTTATGCAGCCGACCGCCAGAGTGTAGTAGATAGAATCCAGAGTCTCATCGACGAGGGTGTATATCCTAACAAGCTCTTCTAATTTTATTTGATGGATATTCAATTAGATATTTTAAACGAAAAGGAAGCCGCTATTCTCCGAGAGACGATAGCGGCTTCTCA